TACAATATGACTCAATTACACAAAAGTGTGATGGTGTTGTGTATGTAGGTAAAATAGGTAAATGTGTTAAGTACCTAGAAACTAATTATTACGGTGGAAGAAAGTATGCAGTTATTACAGAAGAGTAAAGTATAATCTCGAGAATATACTTAGTTATTTTCTTGAGATATGTCGACTGTAGGTTTTAAATTAACTGCAAATGTTAATGTCGGCAATAGAAGTAAAGGAGAAAATAAGTATGGTAGCTATTAATCGATTATGTAATGATATACTATCTTGTGACTTTTCAGATGCAAGGAAAATAGAATCCTTGGAATTAGAAATTAATGTATACCGAGAGTCGTTTATTAAATATTTAGAAGAGCAACAACGTGTTCTTATTAAATTTAATATTGACGAACTTAACGAGTACATTAGATTAGGTAATGATTACAATGAACTTAGAGAACTTATTAGTTCTAAGGACTATAAAGAATTAGTTACCTTAGCTCAAGATATCTTAAATAGAATAGGAGGAAACGATGAGCAAATATATTAGAAAGAAAAACGGAACGGAACAAGAATTTAATGTATTAAAAATTAGAAATGCAATTAGTAAGGCAGGTTTAATTGACCTCCAAAAACTAGATAAAGTAATGGAGACTTTAACTAAATGGTGTGATGGACGAACAACCTTAACTACCGAAGAAGTTCACGATTTAGTTGAAAAGGCTCTGATGAAACATAATTGTTATGATGTAGCTAAGAGTTATATCATTTACCGAGACACACATAAGAAGAATCATCAATTCTCGGATGAAGAAGAGAAGATTATTTCAATTTGCAAAGCAACTAATGAAGATGTCTCGGGAGATAATGCAAACAAGAGACCTACATTTGTAGGAACAATGAGAGACTATGTTGCAGGTACAATGGCAAAAGCTATTGCTAGAAAAGTATTGCCAAAAGATATTATCGAGGCTCACGATAAAGGATTAATTCATTTCCACGATATGGATTATTCACCTTTACAACCTATGCATAATTGTTGCTTAGTAAATACATTTGATATGTTACAAAATGGTTTCCAAATGGGAGATGTTAAGATTGAAAAACCTCACTCATTTAGTACTGCTTGTAACTTAGTTTCACAGGTAGCTTTACACGTAAGCTCATCACAATACGGTTTAAAAATATAAGACTGCCGTATTCAAACACTTTTAACTACAATTTTATTTGTAGGGTTTTGATTTAATTATCAAAGCTAACGAGAGAGATATGGAATTTATTAATCTCGTGTTTAATCTAATTAAGGGAGGGGTTTGGAAATGACCTCAAAAGAAAAACTAGAATTATTAAAAGAATCAATTATACAATTATACTCAAAAGAAGGACGCTCTTTAGTTTATATCTCTAAACTATTCTCTGTGAATAGGAAGACATTAGGCGAGAAAGTAAAAGAATGGAACCTAGAACCAGCTAAGAATAAATTAAATTACTTATCGCCATCAAAGGTTAAGTTTCTAAATAGACATAGAAATGAATTAACTACATTGATTATGAATAATGCAAGTCTTAGGGAAATGTCTCGTAGACTTGGTGTAAATATAGGGTTCTTATCTATACTATTGCAGAGAGATTCTAAATTAAAAGAATTAAGGGAACAACTTAAGGAAGAACAACAAGAACAACTCAAATTACCTAAAGAAACATATGAAGACTTAGAGGGAGAAGTTTGGAAAGAAATTCTCGGCTACCCTAGTTATTATGTATCAAATCTAGGGAGAGTTAGACATAGCAATAGATTATTAACTCCCTCACTTAATGTAAGGTCTCATAGATATTATGTAAGAATTAAAGATAAAAATATGCAATTATCTCGCTTAGTAGGGTTCACTTTCTTAGCTGACTCATATAAAGATGGATATACAATAGACCATCTCAATAACAATCCAAGAGATAATAGAGCTATCAATCTAGAGTGGGTTCCTTTAAATAACTCAAAAGTTAAACATAGAAAAATAATTTTAGATAATAAGTATGAATTTAAATCAGTAGAAGCACTTGCTAGATTCTTAGGTAAATCTCCTACACAATGTAGAAGATACTTATCTGGAGAATGCAAGTTCGATAGACAATTAAAAGAATTAGATTAAATGTAACGACTATCTCGGAAGAGAGTAGGAGCAATCCGAAACAAAGTGGTAGAAATACACAAATTCTACAAGAAATAGTCTAGCTAATGAGAAACACAAAATCTCATTAGATTGGGTCAAACACAATCGTGGACTGCTTTAGTCCCATTTGTACAAATCACTAGAGAAAGAGCAACCGAGAAATTCAGTAAATTAGGATTCTCGGGAGAAGCTTTAGATAAGCTAGTGGAAAATGAAGTCAGAGAAGACGTGCGTAGAGGTATTCAAACATATCAATACCAAGTAATTACGATGTCTTCAGCCAACGGTTAACAAAATGGCCGCCTAACATAGGGATATGTTAGTGAAGAAGATGGTTAACTTAGAAATCTAAGGTGTTAGTCTATTAGACTAGCTAACGGTGAACACTAAGAGGTTACAGAAAATGTTGATTTATAAAATAACAAATGACGTGAATGATAAAATTTATATAGGACAAACAATAAACTCGCTTGAGGAGAGAATTCGAGAATATCACGTAGAGGTGAATTATTCTAAACACAATAGACCTATTACTGATGCTATGCGTAAGTATGGTCTTAAACATTTTAAATTTGAAATTGTAATTGACAATATTCAATCAAAAGAAGAAATGGATGAGTTAGAGAGGTATTATATAAAGAAACTCCACACCACTTGTAAGGAGAATGGATATAATATCGAGCTAGGTGGAAACTCTATAGGAAAACACTCAGAAGAGACTAGAAGAAAAATAAGTTTAGCTCAGATGGGTGAACTTAATCATCGATTTGGAAAAGTAGGAAGAGAGGATGCTACCTCAAAACCTATATTGGAGTTAACTACTGGGTTAATTTTCGAATCTGCTAATCTAGCTGCACAATACTTTGAGTTAGGCTTTTCTCACGTATGTGAATGTGCTAGAGGAGGGAGAGGCTCTACAGGTGGATATGTTTTTAGATATCTAGATGAAAGCAGTAATCCAATTAGACCTAACTCTCCAGCCAAAATAAAAAGTTTAAAAACACGTCAACAAATTTTAGATAAATATAAACATTTAATATAAAATAATATAAAAGGCTCTTAGCCAATACCGTGCCGAGCTTGATATGAATCAAGAAGGTGTAACGACTATTCAATGCGAAGTAGTGGATAGGTGAAATTCCTATCTGCCAAGTGCCATCTACCTAGAACAGGTAAAGAGATAGTCTAATCCCCATAGTGATGTGGGAGGGGTATGCAATCCCCATTTATTAGTGCAGTTCTAAACCTAAGAGAGGCTATGACTGTACAAGAACAAAAAGACTTAGCTATGATTATAGAAGAAGTCTTGAAACAAAGATTACAAGGTGTTAAAAATAAAGATGGAAGATGGATTAGTCCTCTATTCCCTAAATTACTTTATGTTTTATGCGATGGCTTAAATGTTAATGAGGGAGACCCTTATTACTACTTAACAGAGTTAGCTGCTAGATGTGAAGTAAAGAGAATGCAACCTGACATCATCTCTGAAAAGGTATGCCGAGAGGCTAAAGAAGGAATGATTATTCCAAGTATGGGTGCTGCTAGGGGAGACTCTATTGTTTCTATCAAGATTGAAGATGTTGAATACTTTAACATTTCAATTGAAAATGCATTTAAATTAATAAGAGAATATACTAAGAGAAACTATCTAGGAAATCGTGGAAGTCTTAACGAGTTCAAAGGAGTATGTGGAGTATATAAAATAACTCATATCCCTACAGGTAAGTACTACATTGGTTCTTCAAAAGATGTTAGACGTAGATTAACTGAACATAAATATTCTATTAGACATCGTGGTAAATTAGGTGAAATGTATTTCATCAATGACTATGATGTAAACAACTTTGAATTTAAATTAATCACATCTTGTGATATAGATAACCTATGGTTAGAAGAATCTAAATACATTGATTTAACCGACCCTAGATGTGTTAATTATAAAGATAGCAAGAATAATGGAAACTTTACTATAAATAATCGTCTAAGAGCATTAAATGGTGAGAAGTACTCTAACATTCCTTATGTTGAAAAATCACATACTTGGTTTAAGAAGTTAGATACTAATCAAATCTATGTATTAAGTCGTGGAGTTTGGGAACCAATTAGAGCAATTACCTTTAATGATAGTGACTCTATATTAGCTATGTATGAAGTTACTTTAAGTAATGGTACTAAGTTACATATTACTGAAGACCACCCACTAGTAACTGAACGTGGTAGAGTTCAAGCAATGAACTTAAAGGTTGGAGATATAGTTTACGACTCAAGAACTCTAGAAAAGATTTCAGTTGTAAAGATAAAGAAAACTAACGAACATACTCAAAGTTATGACTTTGAAGTAGCTAATGATATGTTTGATTTAGATGGGATTTTATCTCATAATTGTCGTTCTATATTAACACCATATTGGAGAAAGAGAATCTACAAACAAAGCATCAACTCCTCCCTTATAGAAAGTGGGGATAAGTATAATGTAGAGTTAGATTCAATTAGAAGATTTGGTTTAAATAGTGAACTATTAACTAAGCCTAATAAAGATAAGATTTGTTTATCACTAAAACCTATTAGTTTAGTAGATATGTATGTAGAAGACCGAGAGTTTGAAGACCATACCTACTTATATAATTATCTAGGAAATACAGGTTGGATTACTAAGATATATCGTAAAGATGATTATATCTATGTAGAAACTAAAGAACCTAAATGGTATGGTAGATGGAATCAGGGTGTAGTTACTTTAAATATACCTTATGTAGCTCTTCAATCTAAGACACACAATACAGATTTCTTTGAAGAACTTGATAAGGCTTCCGAGATTGTAAGACACGCCCTTAGAGAAAGACATAATAGTATTCTAACTATAACTGCTAAGAACGCACCTATTCTTTGGCAATATGGAGCATTAGCGAGACTTGATTCCGAAGATAAGTTAAATTCTATGTTAGATGAGGATGTAGAATATACTACAATATCTTATGGTTATGTAGGTCTATATGAAACTTGTATGTGTCTCCTAGGTAAATCAAATACTACTAAAGAGGGTCAAGCATTCTCAATTGAAATCCTAGAGCATATTAACAATCTTCTAGATAAATGGAAGAAGGAAGATAAGATTCCTTATTCTATCTATGGTACACCTGAAGAACAAACTACCGAGAAATTTGCTAGAGCATTAAAGAATAATTTTGTAGGCGTTACTGTTGTAGGTGTAAACGACCACGACTATGTAACTAACTCATATCACGTTAACCCAGCTGAACCTATCTCGGCATTCGATAAGTTAGCTATTGAAGGTAAGTTCTTAAATCTATCGAAAGGTGGAGCAGTTTCATATATTGAATGTTCTTCTGCCTTAGAAAAGAATACTAAAGCAATTGAAACTGTATTTAAGTTTATGTATGATAATATTCTATATAGTGAATTAAATTTCACTAATGAAGATTATTGTGAGAATTGTGGATACCAAGGAGAGTTAATTCTAGATAACACTAACGGTGGAAAATTCTTATTTCATTGTCCACATTGTGGATGCAAAGATGCAACTAAATTACACGCTACTCGTAGATTATGTGGTTACATAGGAGAAGTAGCAAATGGTATTGGTAAGGATAGCCCTAATGCAAATCAAGGGAGACTTGCTGACATCTATTCTAGAGTTAAACATATTTAAGAGCCTTAATTTAAGGCTCTTTTTTGGTATTGACATTACTCTTAACGTGTGATATAATAAAAGCAAAAGATTAGGAGGAAAACTATGAAAAGTATTAAATTTAAAGATTTAGATAAGTTAAATGAGATATTAAATGATTACTCAAAAGAAGAACGTATTGACTTATTGAATAGCATTAATCAATTAATGGAAGATTCTTGCAATTACTTACGTTCTAAGGATTGGTCAATAACAACATCAGGTGGAAACCCTGTATATAATATACGTTGTGTAGAGTTAGATAGATATGTAAAACTTGGTCTATCTAGAGAAGAATTAAAGAAACCATTGCATTGCCGTGGTGCCCATTTCTTAGATGAATTAATTTCAGTATCTAATGGCGATTGGTACTCTCATTACAATAAAGACACTTCACTAGTCTTGTTTGAAGATAATTTATTAGGAATGTTTATAGATATTGAAAAGCTAAAAGGATTTCGAATTGTAAGAATATTAGGATATACGGGACAACCTTGTAAATCAACTGACAAGGGAGAACCTATTCTAAACATAGATTCAACAAATCAAGGGCTAGTGCTACAGCTTAGCAATGGCACATATTGGTTCTTATGGAGGAAGAATAATGAAGTATTATGTAATTTATAGACAAAAGAGTTTCTTAGACAGTACATTTGCAAGTATGCTTATGGAGACAACCGAGGATGTAGCTATCGTGGAAAATGAAGAAGTAGCAAAACACTATTGCCTAAATCATTCTAATTGTGGATACAGAGAAGAAACTACAGGTGACACTATGTTGTCAAATAGCTTAAATGAGCTTAAATAAGCGTTGTTTACTTTGTATGATTAATTTATCGTCTCACTGTTAAAACGCTCTTAAAACGCAAATATGAACGAATTAGACACATATCTACTACACGCTCAAGTGTATCTCCCTCAATGTATAATAAATGAAGTGTACAAACAACAAGATTCTATACGAACAATAGAGTTTTCTAATCACTTCGCAGTACAACACTTGAATAAATATGACCATAAACATTATCTAGACAAAGATAATTTAGTAAAGATAATTAAAAATCTACACAATCAAACTCCCTTCGAGGTTGAAGTATCAAAAGAACATCGAATATTAAAATATGTCGTTAGAACGACCTATGATGCTACAAGAGATATTTCAATAGTAATAATACCTAGGGGAGATGTAGCTTTCGTAAAAACAGCTTGGTTAAATAGTAAGGGAGATAAACACTTTACCTTAGATAAATCAAAATATGTAAAACACCTATAGGAGGTTAATTAAAATGTTACAAGTTGAAAAATTAATTAAAGAACACTTAGATAATTGGAGAGATATCCTACAAGAATCTCCCTATGCTATAAATATATCTGAAGATACTATTGATGGAACTAAATATTATCTATTTAAATACAATCAAATAGCTTCAGACTTTAAAAATGAAATCGTTAGAGAATGCCGAGGACTTATTCTAGATGAGAACTTTAATCCAGTTTGTGTACCTTTCTACAAGTTTGGTAATTATGGAGAAAGTTATTGTCCTGATATAGATTGGTCTACAGCCTCTGTACAAGAAAAAGTAGATGGAAGTTTAATAAAGTTTTGGTTTGACAAAACTTGGCATATTTCTACAAATGGTACTATAGATTCATTCAAAGCACCTATTGGTGAGAATGTATTCAACTTACATAATTTCGGAGAAGTTGTACTTAAGGCTCTATCCGAGGAAGGCTATACTTTTGAAACATTTACTAGTAAATTAGATAAAGATTTTACATATATGTTTGAATTAGTATCACCTCTAACTAGAGTAGTTATTGATTATAAGAAATACAAGCTATACTTCTTAGGGTTACGTAACAATAAAACTTTAGAAGAACATAACCCCGAAGAGGTAGATTTACTACAATTACCTAAGAGATACCCATTACATAGTTTAAATGAAGTAGTATCTGCTGCCGAGTCTCTGCCTTGGAACGAGGAAGGTTATGTAGTATGTGATTCTAAATATAATCGTGTTAAAATTAAATCACCTAGTTATGTTATAGCTCACTATATGCGTAACAACAATACAATCTCTTATTCTCGGTTATTAGACGTTGTGTTAAGACACGAAGTAGATGAATTCTTAATTTATGCAGATGAGTATAAAGATGCCTTACTTGAAGTTAAAGCTAAATATGAGAAGTTAAAAGAATTTGTATTAACTTGGATTGCTAACCACCCTAGAGAATCTTATAAGACACAAAAAGAATATGCATTAGAAGTAATCAAACAACCAAAGCCTATTCAACAATTCTTATTTAGACCTAAGGATGCCGAGGAATATATGAATAGTCTAGGTGGAGATAAATTAATAGTAATATTAAATGCTCTTGACTTGTAGTATAATTTGTGGTATACTTTATTGTGTACTTAAAATACACATTTTGGTGTACCATAGTACACTTTTAGGAGGATATTAATTATGATTAAAGTTACAAGTTACAAATTAAGTAGTGTGGGAGAATTTAAACAAGCATACATCAATCCTAGTAAGGTATTAACAATAGAGGATACAAATGATGCCAACTATGTTTATTTATACCTTAAGGGAGACAAACTTCAACTAGCACGTGAAGAGTTAACTAAATTAAAAGGATTGAATGATATGGTTGAATATCAATGTGCAATCAACCACAATACATATTTTACTTTTGTAAAAGAACACATTACAGATATAGTTGTTTGTGATGATTGGGACATTGTTACTATGGAAGATGGTTCTTTCTTTAGAATTACAAAAGGACAAATCAATTATGAGGAGATGCAATAATATGGATAAAGTATTAATGGATAAAGTATCAGTAGTTATTGGTAGATTTCAACCATTCCACTTAGGACACGTTAAGATGATTGAAACTGCTTTACAAGAAACTAACAAAGTAATAGTAATTGTTGGAAGTTCAAATAAACAAAACACTAAAGAAAACCCTTGTGCAGTTAAGACTAGAATTGAAATGATAAGAAACTGGTTACGTCTTAAGGGTGTTGAAGATAGAGTTGAAATCAAGACTTTAAAAGATAGAAAACATTACTCAGAGATTGGTTATGGAGATTATATCGTTAAGAAATGTAAACTAAATCCAAATAAAACTATCTTCGTTATGGGAGATGACTCTATAAGAGAATCTTGGTTTAGTGCTAAATTAAAAGATAAATTAGAATTTATTAAACTAACTAGAGAATCATTACCTATTAGTGGAACTATGGTTAGAGATTATCTAATTACTACTTATGATTCGTTAGCTGGTTTATATCAATATATCCCTCAAGGAGTCTCCCTTGAACCCTATAGAATATTCCGAGAGAGATTACTAGAAGTAACTCTTGAAGAAAGATTTGGAGCTAGGGACTTAGTAGATAAAGATACTATCTACAAATTATTAGAATTCGTACGTATTAATGTACCACAAAACACTAAAGCAATTATTGGTATTAGTGGAGGTAAGGACTCTACAGTAAATGCTGCTCTTATTAGACGTGCACTTCCTAAGGGTTCTTTAATTGGAGTTAGAATGCCTCAGGGAGAACAACACGATTTAGATGTAGCTCAAAAGGTGTGTGAGTTATTAAATATTGAAAGTTATGAAGTTAATATTAAATCAACTTGCGATTCTCTAAAGCGTGTTATTAAAACATCTCTCGGTAAAGACCCTCTCAAATACCCAGTCTATAAATCAAACACACCTGCTAGAATTCGTATGACTACTTTATATGGAATCGCAGCTATGTTAGGTGGACGTGTAGTTAACACTTGCAATCGTAGTGAAGATTATGTAGGTTACTCTACTAAGTGGGGAGACTCTGTTGGAGACTTTTCTCCTTTAAGTGATTTCACTGCAACAGAAGTAATTGACATTGGTATTAAATTAGGAATACCAGGGGGATTCTTATTTAAGAAACCTGAAGATGGCTTAAGTGGTAAGACCGATGAGGATAATATGGGATTCACTTATAAAGAATTAGATAATTATATCTTATTCCATAAGAAACCTGAACACCTAGAAAAGATTGAATCTATGCATAAAGCTGGTCTACATAAATTAAGTATGCCTCCAAGATTCAAGAAGGGAGAATAAGTAGAATGTTAAACGTAATTAGTGTAGTGCTAACTACATTCCTAGTAGCCTTATTTACTTGTCTAATGGCAGTAGGTATGACTCAAGTTTATATGGTCTTTGGACTTATATCAAGTTTCACATTGTTTATGATTTCATTATATTTCTTATTAGATAAAGTTGCTTCTGACACGAAGTAGCTTTTTCTTTTGATATTGACATTTCATTTTAGATTTGATATAATATAGTCAAGAGGTGGAAAAATAATATGAAAGAATTTAGATGTGTTACAAGTTTATTAGGTACAGACCTTTACAAATTTAATATGCAAATGGTTATGTTACATAAACACAGTGATTTAGAGGGAGAGTATAGATTTAAATGTAGAAATGAAAATGTAATCTTTACTCCTGAAGTGGTTAAGGAAATTAATCATCAAATTGATTTATTATGTGAATTAAGATTCACAGATGAGGAAAGAGAATACTTACGTTCCATTAGATTCATTAAGAATGATTATGTAGAAATGTTACGTATTTGGCATCCTATTAGAGACTATGTAAATTGTTATCTAGATGAACAAGGTAAATTACAAATCTCGGTTAAAGGACCGATGTGGATGGTTATGCAATTCGAAATCTACCTACTAGAAATCGTTAATGAAGTATATTTCCGTTATCAATACAACTATGATGAATTAGTTGCTCAAGCTAAACGCAAAGCCTTAGAGAAGATTGAAGCTTATAAACAAGGTAAATATACATTCAAGTTTGGAGATTTTGGATGTCGTAGAAGACTATCTAGAGAATGGCAAGAAGAAGTTGTTAAGATGTTTATCGACTCAGGTATGTGTACAGCTACATCAAATGTAGAATTAGCTAAGAAGTTTAATGTAACTCCTATTGGTACATATGCTCACGAATTTATTCAAATGTATCAAGGTATTCAAGGAATTGAACCTGCATACTCAAATAAATATGCAATGCAAGATTGGTTTGATGAATTCAGAGGGGACAACGGTATTGCATTAACTGATACTATTACTACAGATGTATTCTTAAGAGACTTTGATTATAACTTAGCTCGTACTTATAATGGTGTAAGACACGATAGCTCTGACCCTTTCGAATGGGGAGACAAGATTATTGCTCACTATAAAGCACTAGGGATTGACCCTAAGACCAAGACTTTATTATTTAGTGATTCATTAAACTTTGATAGAGCTCAAAAGATTTATGATTATTTCAAAGATAAGTGTAAGGTAGCATTCGGTATCGGAACCTTCATCACAAATGATACAGATGTTGAACCATTAAATATTGTTATTAAATTACAATATGTAAATGGTAGACCTGTAGCTAAGTTAAGTGATAATCCAGGTAAGACTATGAGTTCTGACTCTAATTACACTGAGTACTTAAAGAGATGCATAGACTTTAGATTAAAGGATGGTAGATAATGGTTAAGATAACTGCAACTTACTTCTATCAAGATGCCGAGGGAGACTCTGATTTCGAATATATTGAAAACACTCCTCAAGCAAAAGAAGATTTTGTTAAACAATATGCAAATATCAATGATAAAGATGTAAAGAGCCTCATTAAGGGAGATTGCAGAGCGTGTGAATATGTGACTATGGGAGATTGGGATGACCCAACTTCTGTGGTATTTACCATTACAACTTATGATGAAGAAGTAGAGCAAATTCAAAATGAAATATTGAGATTACAAAATAAATTAACTACATTAGAAGAAAAATATAAGATTGGAGATTAGAATAAATGAATTATACAATTGTAATTGATTATCAAAAAGATTTTATTGATGGAGCCTTAGCTAATACAGAGGCTCAAAACATTAGACCAAATGTAATTAAACATATTAAAGAGGCTATTAGTAAACAACATTCAATTATCTTTACAAAAGATACTCACGATGCTTACTTCTATCCATATACAAATGAAGGAAAACATTTACCAGTACCTCACTGCATTAGAAATACGGAAGGATGGGAAATTGATTCCGAGACTTGGACAGAGACAATTCAAGCTATGTTAAAAGCACAACATAATTGTGGAGTTCTCCCTCCTATTGATGTTATTGAAAAACCTACATTCGGATATAAAGGTTGGAACTTATTTAATCCCGAGAATATTTATGTATTCGGTGTATGCACAGATATCTGTGTAGTATCTAATGTACTAATTTTAAAAGCACTATACCCTACAGCAAATGTAATTGTATATAGTGATGCTTGTGCTGGATTAACAGTAGAAAAACATCAACACGCTCTAGATGTAATGGCTAGTTGCCAAGTAGAGGTTAAGTAACATCATATAATAAGATAGACCGAGATAGTCTATCTTATTTTATATAAAGGAGATTTCTTAAAATGGCTTATTTAAATGATAAAAAGATACTTACTGTATTAAAACCATCTTACTTAAATGTAGATGATGATGTAGTAAGTTTTATGACTAATGAATACAATAAATCACAAGACCCTGAAATCGGGGAGATTGTACATATCAATCAACTAAATACAGTTGAGAGTAATTTAGCAACTACCGAGGGGAAGGCAACTACAAATGCTTCTAATATTGCTAAGATTGTTGATGGCGATACTGCAGTAGGCAAAGCAATAGCTGATGAAAATGGAAATAATATTGCAAATACTTATGCTACAAAAAACGAAGTTGCAACAGATTATGCAACAAAAGAAGAAAATGATAAATCTCTATATCACTTGGGAGCATTCGATAGTGTAAGTGGTAATATTATCACTAGACAAACTGGATATAAAGTATTAGATAATAATGTAGAAATAGTCAGTGAATGGCAATCAACTGGTAATGGCTATTGGGTAATGGCTATTGCTTTACCTAATTGTGATAAAACAGATTTAGCAAATGTAGTTGCAAATTGTAATATTACCAATAATCAAGATGCTTATTGGAGTCAAACATTTACAGGCTTCTTAATGTGCGTAGGAGCGTCATATAGTGAAAGTGGATATATAATTATTGCTTATGGCGGTGCAACAACACACGACCAATTAATAAATGCTTTAGCTCAAAATCCTGTTTATATTCAATACAAACTCGCAACTTCCTACCCCGAAGATATCATCCCTAATCAACCAATCAATACATTAGACCAACAAGGCTCACAATATGTAAGAAGTGAATGGGAAAAGGGATTGAACTTATGTGATAATACTGACATTTATTTTAATCAATACAGAAACCTTATTATTGGTAAAATTCCACATTTAGAAAGTGGAATATATACATTGTCAGTAGGCAGTGGTTATAGTGGCAGTAATCAAACAATTAAATTGTATGACAGTTCATTAAGCGAAATAAGCAGCAATGTAGGAACTTTCATTAATGGTGTAGGAACTATTACTATTTCAAGTGCCATTTCAAATTGTTATTTATTAATTGCTGGTGGAACATATACAAGTAAACCACAAGTAATGTTAGTAAAAGGCTCTATTGCTTATCCTTACCAAAAATATTATGGCTCAATAGTGCATACAACTGAAGCATTTGAAGCTGTAGGCGGTAGTAAGAATCTATGTTCTATTAGTAATTTTGAAGGAGATGCTTCAGGTTCAAATCAATATCAAGCAGTTAGGGAATTTCATTTGAGCGAGTATGCTAATGAATATGGCACTTATTTTATAACATTTAATTATGAGCAAAGTGCAGTAGGTAGTATAGCTATAGATTATTATGTTAATGGTAGTTATGTAGGGGGATTAGCAACAACTGAATTAAATGGGCTTTTTACATATGGCATTCCTTTTGAAAGTGGCAGAGACCCTTATGTTAAAATATATATTAATTATGGAAGTCCAGTAGTAAGACACGTTAAGCTTACTGACTTTATGTTAAGTAAAGGTGAACCATTGCCATATAAAGAAAGAACAGGAAAAGTAGTATTTGAAAAAGATTTAGAAGATGTAAATGTTAAAGTTGATAATCTAATCAATGGTACTACTCCGGCAGCCAAAGCAGTCTCTGACAGTGCTGGAAATAACATTGTAAATACTTACGCTACTAAAACATCAGTAAATACCGAATTAGGTAAAAAACAAAATGTTATAAGCTCTACTAATAAATTAGATGCAAATTTAATTCAAGAAAGTACTAGTAAACAATTTATTTCGGCTACCGAGAAGGGGAAGATTTCTTCTAATGAACAAGCAATAAGCAGTATTAAAGACGGTCAAAACTTAGATAGTTTTAAAGATGTTGAGAGTTCTCTATCTACTAAAGCTGATAAGTCAACTACCTATACTAAAACTGAGGTTGATGGCTTACTAGGAGCTAAACAAAATACAATTTCCGATTTAGCTACAATTAGACAAGGAGCTAGTAAAGGAGCAACTGCTGTTCAAGATAGTAAGTATGTTCATACTGATAATAACTTTACTGCAGCTTATAAAACAAAGTTAGATGGTATTGCGACCGGAGCCGAGGTAAATGTTCAGAGCGATTGGAATCAAACAAATACTTCTGCTGATGATTTTATTAAGAATAAGCCTATTAATGTGAGTGCCTTTAAAAATGATAAAGGATATTTAACACAGCATCAAGATATTAGTGGAAAGGCTAATTATGTTGATACTGTGGTGTCTAAAGGTAATAAAATAGCTAATTCTAATAAATTAATTGATAACGGAATTTACACAACCTCACCAAGTACTTGGGACTCTAATGACCCTGCTCCTGACTATGAGTATGGAGTTCTCGTATCATTTAGGAATACACAACAACAATTTCAATTATATAAGCCAGATGGTACAGCTCATCTATGGATAAGAGGAAACTGGAACACTTCTTCAACTAGCGGTACAGCAGGTTCTTGGACAAAAATCGCTTATATAGGTGATATTCCATCATTAAGTGGTTATGCTACTCAATCTTGGGTTAACAATAAAGGTTATATCACAGGTATTAATAGTAGTATGATAACTAATGCGTTAGGTTATACACCAAGTAGATTCTCTGGTAGTTATAATGATTTAACCAATAAACCGAGCATTCCTACTAGACATACACAAACTATAACCACAGATGGTGCTGGCGATGTTTATGATACTTATTTGACTATAATGAATTCTATTACTGCTCAAGCTTATATAGCAACAACACGTGCTGGAGGATACCCTACATTCTTTAGATATGGGGAAGGTAGTGATGACGAGAATGATTGGTATACAGCATACACTATGTACGGTACATCTATAAGGGCGGCAAAGAGTGAAACCATAGATGTTGTTTGGTATTCATAGCCGTTAAGCAGCAAAATTAAATTTGCTGCTTTTTCTTTTGCTCTTGACATCCCCTCCCTTATTTGCTATAATATAGACAAGGAGGAATTTAGATATGGCTTATAGAACTTATATTAATGGTCACGAATGGCTCGGTAACAATGTAATGTATGATGAAGTTTACGATGAACTCAAAAGACAAGGTTGTCCTTTTGATGAAGAGGATGTTGTAGATATTGATACACCTTTCGAGGTTAAAGACTTAGATGGATTAGTTAAAGCAACCGAGAAAGCAATTAAGAATCTTTACGATAAGCGTATAAAATTAAATCAAAACATCGCCGACTTCTCTGAGCACTTTAAATATGGAATTGGCGACCTAACTTGGATGATGATGGAAGTTCAAGAATATGGTTATATATTCATCAGTGCAATGTTACTGAGATACGTAGGGGAATGTCATAGACAATGGGACTTTGAGTTTGTTGAAGGTGGAATAAAATATAAATTAATTAATGATGGCAAATGCTTATTTGCTGCTTACTAGAGGTGATAATATGTTTAAAAGTTTATTTATAATCGAAGAAGAACCAACAGATGAAGAAATCTTTACAAAACCTAGAATCAGGGTGGCTACTAAAGAAGAAGTTCTCAAAGGATTGAAGGAAATGCTTCAAGATGAAAATATTCTAGAAACATTAAAATCAATGGAAGATTATTATGGGGATTAAAATGCTAGAAACATTATTTAAACTTATATTATGTCACTTAGTAGGAGACTATGTTTTACAAATAGATTACATAGCAAAGACTAAAGGTAGTAATATTTATCACTTGTTAGTACATTGTTTCTTATACACTCTCCCTTTCTATATTATGTTTGGTTTTACTTGGCACTTAATACCTTTACTAGTACTACATATTGTTATTGATTTGTTAAAAGCTAGATATAAAATCATTCCTTATTGGCTAGACCAAGTATTACATTATCTAACAACTCTGTTGTATTTAATTTAGGAGATTTATTATGAAGAATAGGTTAAAAATTTACTTAGGTTATTTATTCTCCCTCTTAGTAATTGCAGCTGGTGTTTATGCACTTGTTTATGATATTCTTTGGGAGAATAGGGTATTATCAAAAGTATCTGGAATTGTAGGTGGAGTTTATCTTATCATTATGGGACTCATTGCAGGACCGTTATTCCATACTTGTGTAGATTTAGAGCACAACATCTCGGAAGATAAAGAACCTACTGAAGAAGATAAAAGAGTAGAGGCTTTCGACATTATAGTCAAAAAGAATGTTAGCATTGAGGGTTTCTTGAATTGTAAGAACTGTATAGAGTACAATCTTAAATACGGAAATCCCGAGAGAAAAGTGCGAGGTCATTGTGATGCTTGTGATAAATATTTCAAGAAGTGTAATTGTTGTGTTGAAACTTCTCTGACAACTAGCGAATTTGAAATCATAAGGGAGGCTATTAATGACCTACTTAGACGTAGTTAATTGGAAACTAACTGACTCTCGCAGTTACTTAGCTGGAGTTGTTAAAGAATCAAAAGGAGATTACTTCCGAGAACATTATTTTACTGGTAGCGAAGAACTAAAGTATCTAGATTTCACATATACATTAATGGAATACGAAAAGGGTGGTAAAGACTATATTGATGAATTAAGAAGTTGTATATTCACAAAGAATCACTATTCTCCGAGTATATATTTTGGTTTAGAATATATCGAAGTACCGAGGGAGATTTACAGAGAACTTGGACTCTCAGATTGAGAGTCTATTTTTTTTACTCTTGACTTTCCATTCTATCTATGATATAATACAAGCATAAGAGGTGGTACAATGAAATACATAAGAACTGAAAAAGGAATATATGAAGTTGTAGGTGCAGATAGTTGCTCATATTTAAATGCACCACCAGAAATGTATTACATTACAAGCTATAATAAGAATATATTAAAAAGCAAAGTAATAGCACAAGCCAACACCATTGAAGAATTGGTAGATGGATATTATTGGGATTATGGTCAGCCTTTCTCAATACAAGATATTCACAACTATGAAGTAATTAAAGAAGAATGGTTAGATTATATAGCAGATTGTAAAGAGGACGAAGAGGATATAGACCCTAAAGTAATTGCTTGTGCTTTTATTAAAACTAAAAAAGGTTTAATCTTCATAGCTAAAATGAACACTAAAGGAGAGCTTGAATTACTATGAGAATCTTAATAACAGCAACAAGTAGTTATGACCCTGAAGCTGAAGACTATGAATCAAAATTAGAAGGTTTCAAATACGAAGAAATAAGAGATGACTGTGGAGATTTATTAAAAACCTATGTTGAAATCAATTCACTTGAAGATTTAGCAAAATTAAGTGAAGCAGTCGACAAAGAATTGATAGTAGATTTTAGAAAAAGCAAAAAAAATTTTAATGATGAGCCATTTATTGAAATTTATGATGATTGGAGGGAATAAAATGACTAAAGAATTAGAAGAAGCAATAGAAAATCTCGGTAATATAGAATTATCACACATCGAATCAGATGAAGATGAAGATTTAGATGGAAATATTGTATTTACTGATTACGAGATAAACGATGGTCTACTTAAAGAGGTTTATATGAAAGATTATAAAATCATTCAACAAGCCTCGCTAAAGATTCAAGAGTTAGAAAAGAAGAATCAAGAATTATTACAAGCACTAGCATTCTTCAAGAAGAAGTTAGAAGATACTGATAATATAAAAGTAGCAACAACTATGTTGCAACAACTTGACACAAACCTAAAACTTGAAAAAGAAAACAAAAAGATGAAAGACTTATTGCTTGAGTTAAGTGATATCGACCCAGATAATGTGGATTGTGTAAATCAATGTATTTTAGTTGTCAATACAATCTTAGAAAACAATATATCGGAAGAAATAAATAAGGCTTGTGAATCAAACTTAAGAGTCCTAAAGGAGATGTAGTGATGGGTAAGGAATTAGAAACAGCAGATAAGCTATTATCCTTCTCCCTACTTATGGGAGAGAATATGGTAGGTTTATCAAAATGTTGTTATGATGAAAACTATTTCATTAAAAAGACTAGAGAATACTTAGATAAGTATAGAGTAGATAGACACGAGGCTTCAGAATTAAATAAAGCCTTGATTAATAAAAGTAAAACAGAGCAAGTTCTCGGTATCATCCTAGAACTATTAGATAAATGTTGTAAAATTTACTTAATCGATGGTAAGACTTATTATCAAATACAAATTAAAGTAATGCACGGTGATTATACTTTCGGAATGTCAATCACTAAAGAAGAGTATTATTTATTAAAGGAGGTGTTGTCTAATGATAGTTCAAAAGAATAAAATCACAATAATTCTAGAAGAAGATGACATTAGTGCATTTAATAATGTGATATTGTTTGCACTAGATTTAGATAGCAAAGAGCATTGTATGTCCGAGAGAGAAAGAAAATTAGCAAATAGATTAGCTGAAATAACTAATGATTAGAGAGGTATTAGAAAATATTGATTGCTATGATGGATGAAGAAGAGAAAATTATTGTCGGAATACTCAGTGCAGTTACATTATTCTTCCTTATTATCTTGATAACTTGTATTATAGATATAAAGACAACCATTTACGAGGGATATGTTACAGGTAAACATTATGAAGAACCGAGAGAAGGATTGCTATTTAATGGCAAATTCTCAACTATTCATCATATACCTGAGCACTATGTCGTTTCAATAGAATTAGATGGTAAACATAATAGTTGTAGTGTAAGTAAAGACTTCTATATGAAAGTTGAAATAGGAGATTATGTAAATTTAAAGAATGAAACAAAGGTGGTATTGAAAAATGACTAAAAAAGAATTAAAAAATGCAATAGAATATATTGAAATGTTTATTGAAGATTTCAAATATGATTGCCAACATCAAAAAGAAACACATAGTGCAATTAGTTCTGATGATGAAGAATTTAAGGAAACTTTAAAAATATTAGAAAATATAAGAAATGAGTTAAAGGCACAGAAAACTCCAAAGAAGTATTTGACTTTTGATGAGCTTGAGATTGGTAAGTGGTATGTATGTAAGTTAAATGGAACAATATACTTAGTAATCACATCTATAGTTTTCGGTGAACAAGATAGAGAACCAGAAGTACATATTTATGATAGAAATAAAAACTTTATTTGGTCTATAGATAATGAGTATAAACAATTTTTCAACGATTTGCATTTAGAATTGGTGGAGGAATAGTATGACAAAAGAACTTATCAAACCTTGTCCTTTCTGTAATAGTACTAATTTGTATCTAACAAAGAAGTTTGTAGATATAGATGAATACACTGAAATCTTCTGTAATAGATGTAAGATTTCATTTAGGTTAGAAGATAACGTGGGAGACTCGGAAGTAAACGAGCAACAGTTAATAGACTTTTGGAATAAAGAAAGAGGTAAATAATATGACTGAAAAAAGTTTACAAAAGAAGATAGAAGCTCTAGAGAAGAAAGTAAAAGAACTAAAAGAAAATGATTTTCATTATAAAAAGGGTGATGTTGTAATGCTTAGAGACAATCTACTTTTAGTTGAAATCAAAAAACCAATTAAGAAGTTAGGTAGAAAATATTATTTGGTTGCGTACAATCATCTACACGATGAAGAATTCAAAGGTTTTCTTATTCCAGAGGAAGATTTAGCTGATAAACCTTTTGATTATGCCAAGACAATCTTCGAAGGTTATTTGAATTTATTAGATAAATATCGTAGATTGATTGATTTATTAAAGAATTAGTCTTGACTTATATATATATTTAGTGTAAAATAAAACTGTATTTAATGGAGGAAATAAAAATGTTTGAAATAGTAATGATGTTTATATTATGGAATTGGGGTTTAACTCCACTATGGGTTAATATCACTTGTACAGTATTACTTGGTTTAAGAATACTATTCGGTGGAGTTAGTGTCAAAATTAAGGATTAATAACTATGAGAACTAAAGAAGACATTGAAGAAAATATCAAGTTATTAGAATCATCTATTGTAGGCTGGGAGGAAGAAGCAAGTTACGTAGAATCACTTAGAGATAAGTATTTTGCTAAGTATGATGAAAGCCGAGAAATGTCTACAATCGCTGATGCTCTCACTTCTTACTTAAATGAGGTCTCTGATATGCTAGAACAATCTAAACGAGTATTGGATAGGGAGAAGAAGAAGTTGAGTGAAAAGAACTAGATTAATAAATAGAATAATATATTAAAATGAAGTAAAGGATGTGATTTTAATGAGAGACCTTGCGTCTATCGTAACAATTAAAACAAAAAACAAGATGTTTGAAAAAGATAAAGTTTGTGTAGTAACTTTTGAAGAGTTAGGTTATGAAGCAATTGTTCCAGTAGAGCATAATGTTGGTGATAAGATGGTATTTATCCAAGAAGGAAGTATCCTCCCCGTATGTGAACGTTGGGAATTCTTAAGAAAACGTTGTTACAATGCATCTGTTGATGGCTTTGTAATTAGACCTATGACTATGGGTAAGAAAGCAAACGAAGATGGGACAGATTCTGGAGAACGTGTAAAGTCTTGGGGACTTGCAGTAACTTTAGAAGAAGCTGGTTTAAATCCAAACTTAAAAGCAGGTACTGATGTAACTGATTTATTAGAGATTAGAAAGTATGAATCTACAGCAGATGCGTCTCCGAGAAAGAGTAAGTTGCCTAAGTTCATTAGATTCTGTCTTAAACATAAATTATTAAGATGGATTGCTCGTATTTATATGAGTAAACCTAATACTCAAAGTGATTTCCCTACAGATATTATTTCTAAGTCAGATGAAACAACTATTCAAAATTATAGTAAAGTTATTGAACAATTCCCAGGTAAGAAAGCATTCATCACTTGTAAGATGGAAGGTCAAAGTGCAACCTTCTCCCTAGACCCTAAGACGAAGAAGTTCTTTGTATGTTCTAGAAACAATAGATATAATAAGAGAGTACAAGCCTCTGAACCATTCTACAAGACTGCCGAAATCTATGATATTGAAAATAAGCTAAGAGCTTATAAGGAAGAAACAGGAATTATCTTAGTTCTTCAAGGAGAACAATGCGGTCCTTCTATTCAAAACAATATCTACAATTTCGAAAACAATAGATTCTTCATCTATAGAATGAAAGGTCTAGTTGATAAGAAATGGGTAGAATATCCTTATGATAAGATGTTAGAAATTGCTAAGCATCTAGGTTTAGAATTAGTACCTTTATTTGAAGTAGTTGAAGATATGTCTAAGTACAATAGTGTAGATTCATTAGTTAAGTTAGCCGAGACTGCAGCTTGGTTACCTAATAACTTTGTACTTAAGAATCCTCAAGGTAAGATGTGGAAGAATTACTTACAACACGAAGGCATCGTAGTTAAATCAATTGACTACAATAAGGAACTCGGAACAGGATTCTCTTTCAAGGTTAAGAATATTGCTTACCAAGAAAAAGAATTATCAGAGATTGCAGGAATTGCAAGAAATCTTAAATAGATGAGAGTTTGTATACTTAAATTTAATAAACCTACTAAATACTCAAAGCGTATCTATAGTAAAGATAGTTTCAAGGAAGAGGTTGATGGGCTTTATCCCATTGTAGTTAACTCTCAGGGAGACTGTTCAGTATGCTTCAAGGTAACATCAGAAGAAGACGGTTTGTATGCCGAGATTGATGATGATTCATATATTGTGGATTTCCTTAAAGCAGGCTTTGAATTAACTACATACTCCAAGGGAGAATGTGAGAATAATAAAGTTAAGAATTGTATATTAGAAGGTTGTGTATTATCAGTAAGAGGTCAAGACAAATAAGTCTTGACTTTTTCTTTTATATTTGCTATAATATAGTCATAAGAGGTGTTAGTAATGTATATTCCAAGAAATGTAAAATTAGCATTAGATATGTTACATAAGAATAACTATGAGGCATACCTAGTGGGTGGATGCCTCAGAGATTATTTATCAAATAATGTACCCAAGGATTATGATTTAACTACAAATGCTCTCCCTGATGAAATAAGGGAAGTGTTTAGTGATTATAAATTAATTAATAATAATGGAGAAAAACACGGAACAGTTACAGTAATGATAGAGGGAGAAGGTGTTGAGATTACTACTTTTAGAAGTGAATCTAATTATAGTGACCATAGACATCCTGATAAAGTTACTTTTGTTAAGGACTTATATACAGACTTAGCTAGAAGAGATTTTACTATAAATGCTATAGCTTATGATGGAGTTAAAATCATAGACCCTTATGGTGGTAAGATTGATTTAATTAATGGAGTATTAAGAGCTGTAGGAGACCCTATGGAGAGATTTGATGAAGATGCTTTAAGAATTCTTAGAGCCTTACGATTCTCTGCGAAATATGACTTAACTATAGATAAATCAACTAGAGAGGCTATGATAAAGCTATCTAGTAATCTAAGATTAATATCAGCAGAGAGAGTTCAAAGTGAGTTAAATAAAATCGTAACTTCTCCCTACGTTGATAAGTTAAATGAACCCTATGTACTTGATATATTATCTACAGTAATTCCTATTAATAGTTTATCATTTAAGACATTTGATGATTATAGAGTAGGTATTGCTTACTTGCTTAAAGATGTTAAGGAACCGAGAGAGGTATTAACTAAATTAAGATACTCTACAAAAGATATTCAAATAATTGAATTCTTAATTAAGTATCGTAATACACCAATTATAGATAAAGAATTATTTATTAATAGAGTCTATCAAACTACTAAAGGTATCACTAAAGAGTTTATTGATTTATTAGAGAAACTTCGTGGTATTAAGTTTGATTATAAGGAAGAAGATGTATTAACACTTAAGACTCTGAAGATTGATGGAATACTTATCGCTCTTCTTGGTTACCGAGGAGTTGAGATAGGTGAAGAATTAAGACATCTTCTAGACTTAGTTACAAGAGGAGTTATTCCTAATGATAAAGAAAAATTAATAGAACAAGCAGTTAAGGAGATGCATAAATAATGAATCTTGAAGATAAAAGAATAGCCTATATCAACCGAGAACGCAATAGCATAATTAGAAAGCAGGCTTGGGCTTTGCGTGGAATAACCAAGAAGATATTTCATAACTTCTCTCACAATAAATTATTGGCAAAGATAGAAACTGATAAATATATGTCTAAAGATGACGCATTTAGTCCATTTTGGTATAAACTAGCCTATAATGTATTAAAGAAGTTACCTGGGTATGAATTAAGAATAACCTTCACCAAGGATAGTTTGCATACAGTTTGTTTTGAATTAAGTAAAGAGGGTTTCCCTCATAATGCTTTTAAAAATGAAACATTTACATTCACTCTTAGTGATACTTTATTATTAGTAAGTACTTATCATCATATTGTTTTAAATGCATATCCTAAGGTGGGAGTAGAATTCTGTAAATTGCCATTAAAGAAATGCTATGCAGAGCTAGATAAACATATAGATTTGTCTATTAGTGAAAAAGATATAATGGCATTAGGTGTTAGAGAAGTTGAAAAAGCCTTAGATATACTAGGAATTATGTGTAAGTTAAAAGTTGTAGAAAATAATAGAAATCAGTTATTAAAAGAGGTAAGAGATATATGCAATCATTAATTCAATTCTCGGACTTTGTTACCGAGATTACAGCAAGTACTAAGAATACTTACAAGAAAGAAGTCTTAGCTAAATATAAAGATAATGAGATTATCAAATATTATTTAAATTATATTTACAATCCCTATATCTTAACAGGTATTTCAAATAAGAAGTTAGCTAAGATGCAGAACTTAATGGTATCAAAAGATACTAACGACTTTAATGGTATTATTGATTTATTAGATTATGTTAAAGAAAACCCTAATGGAGCTTATAGTGTATTGAGTAGAGTTTATAACTATATTGTAGACTATCTCGGTCCTACTAGAGCTAACTTAATTGAATTACTATATAAAGTATTAACTAAGAATCTTCAAATAGGTGTTGATGTTAAAACAATTAATAAAGCAATGGGTAACTTCATCCCTGAGTTCTCGGTACAACTAGCTAATAAATACTTTGATAAACCAAGTGTAGTAGACAATATGACTTTCGCTATTACATCTAAGATTGATGGAGGAAGAATTATTGCTCTTAAGAAAGATGGAGAGATTACTTTCTATACAAGACAGGGACAAAAGTATGAGGGTCTTGTTGATTTAGAAGAAGAGATGAAGAAACTACCTGACAATATTTGTCTTGATGGAGAGATTACTACTCTAGACAATCATCCACTGCACAATACGACACCTAGTAAGGAATTATATAAACAAGCTATGAAGATTACTAGAGCTGATGGTATTAAACACGGAGTTAAGATGTTAGTATTTGATTGTATGACTGCCGATGAATTCTTATCTAGAAGTTGTAATGAAATCTATGCTTTTAGACGTGCTAATTTAGTATGTTGGATGGAGAAGCCTTTTCTAGAAGAAGCAATTAAATTTGGTAATAAACTACCAATACCTCATACAACTGAAGAACATCTAAAGTGGATGACTGCACAAGAGCAATTCATAAATAGTAAATATACTTACTTCGAAATTCTCCCTATCCTATATCAAGGTAATGATACAAATAAGATTACAGAATTACTTAAGTTACATATTGATAAGGGAGAAGAAGGGGTTATGATTAATGATGTAAATGCCGTCTATAAATTCTCACGTACAAACTCTTTATTAAAAGTAAAGAAGATGAATGACATCGACTTAGAAATTATTGATACTTACGAGGGAGAGAATGATTTACAAGGAACTCTCGGAGGATTTGTAGTAATGTATAAAGGAAACCCTGTTAAAGTAGGCTCTGGATTATCTAGAGATTTAAGAGACACTGTTTGGTCTCACCGAGAAGATTATGTAGGTATTACTATAAGTATTCAATACTTTGAGGAAACAGAGAATGCTAAAGGCACAAAGAGTTTAAGATTCCCAGTATTCTTAGACTTTAGATATGATAAATAAGGAGTAGAAAAATGAAATTATATTTATTAGAAAATGTAAACAAATTAGGAAAGGCTAGACAAGTTGTAGAAGTCAAAAGTGGATATGGTAGACACCTAATTTCTACACAAAAGGCTTTAGATTACACAATTGATTATCCTAAAATCAAGGCTATAGAAGATAAGTATATTGAAGAAGAAAATGATTACTTACAACTATGTAATCATTTAAAAGAAGAATTTGATGGAACTACAGTAGTTGTAACTTCTAGTCTAACTCCAAGAGGTACTTTACAACATACAGTATCTAAGAAAGCCATCTCTGAGCAATTAAGAAAGTTAGCTCAAGGAAATGAAGGTATTGAAACTATTATTGATAAGTTAGAAGTTCCAACAATTAAGTGTGTAGGACATTATGTACTTACTAGTAAGATTCATAGTCAAGTTACAGTATCTATCTTAGTTGATGTAATAGCATAAAAAATAAAAAGAGTAGCGAAGAGCTACTCTTTTTTCTTTGGGTAATGTTTATAATATTCTTTCTTATGATAGTTAAGATGATATTTAGTAGGTAAGAATATACCGAGAGGATTCCAAGTACCGAGATTATCTCGGCAAAGCTTACGATATCCTAAGAATCTTGGAGGTACATAAGATACTATATCATTAACGTGACTAAAATTATAATAATCTTCACAACAGCTTCTTAAATATTTTAATGTTCTAGTCTTGAAAAAAGGTTTCATATAGAATGGGTTAACACTTCCAAAAGTATATAAGTAAGGTTTGATGTGTAAATTATAATTTAAATCCTGAGCACATAACATCGCCTGACCAGAACCAAGGGAGAAACCTATAACTTCTACATAAGCTCCAGGGTGAGCTTCTAAGTTTAACTTTACTCCGAGTCTAACAAGATGTTTAACTGCTTGATATCTAGTAGCCCATCCACGATGAACTCTCAATTGAATCTTACCATAACTAGTGTCTACCGAGTCGTAGTATTTTTGAGGGAAGTCAAAATTAGTTATCCAATCTTTTAATGTAGTTGTATATTGGAAATCAACCATAATACAATTACGTTCCTTATCATAATCTATAGCGTAGTCTGCATAGAATGTTTTACCTTTATATTGATATTCTACCTCTACATACTTAGCGGAGTAGGTGTGTTCTACATATTCCCAGAAGTCTAATCTTTGATACATATTAATATCCTCCATACACATCATT